TCATTGCTTTTGTAATTACTTTTGTAATGTGCTTTTGCCATTCTTTATGCGCCCCCATAGGGAACGCCGGGTGCCAGGAGTATTGCCCTGGCTGTCCCGGCCTTGGTAAGGGGGAATGGTTATAATACCTAGATATTTATCATATCCCGAAAAACCCTGCCGCCTGGGATAGATCCCCGTCCTCGTCATAATCACTCTCAAAATCAAAGTCCCTACCTGCCTTGTTCCCGCTTCCCGATCCAGCCAGGAAAGAATTGATATCTCCGCCGCTTGCGTACATAAACCGCTTAAGGGCTTGGGAAAACTGGTCCACAAGGTCATCGTGAATATCATTTGGAAACTTGGCGCACTGCTCAATAAAAGTATTTACCCAGGGGTGAATCATCGGGTGCGGCAAATAAACATTCCCTGATTCCACTATCGGCTGCACGGCTGATGCCCTGGCAATTTTAGTTCCTTCCGGCTCAATAGGAATGATGCCGCCTACTCTGTGCTTGAGCATAGAGATTACTGCCGGGCCGTTAGCTTTGTCTTCCACTAGCTTTGTTAGCGCTTCGGGCCATTTCTGGGTTAAGGCCAAAAAGGCTTTTATTGTCGCTACAAAATCCATGCGCTCATACACTTGGTCTAGGTAAAAAATGTCGGCATGCCTTGATGCCCACACGCCGCCGGCCACTAAATCCGTGCCGTCACTGTCCTTAAACGTCATATCCCATGATTGAAGCATCATGTCAAATTCGGCTGGCAGGTCTATTGCCGAGATGTTTACCAGTTCGCCGTTTTGATTTTTGACCGTTACTGGAGGCAAATCCATCCCTTTTGGCTTCCAGTATCTCCACCAGTACCGCTTGAAAAGTGTACCCTCCATGGATGATGGCCTACCTTGGAAGAGTGCCAGCCATGCCCGGATGCCGCCGCTGTTCATGTCTTTTATGTAGCTATCTTTGAATTCCCGGAGCCAGGCGTCGTCTTTACCTATTTCCGGGAAAAGGGCCTCACCTAATTTACGGCCTAATGGGTCATCTTCTTCCGCTTCGCATGGCAGGTTTATTATTTGGACGTGTTTCTCGTTGGCAATTATCCGGCCTGCCAGGTCATCTTCATGCCACCGGGTCATGATCAGTATTACTTTTGCCCCTGCTGCTAGACGGGTTTTAAACGAGTTTTGCCACTCATCCCAAATCCGGTTCCGATAGGTTTCCGATTCCGCTTCCTGGCGGTTTTTTATGGGGTCGTCAATTAGCATGAGGTTTGCCGGCCGCCCGGTGACGCCCGACATGACGCCACGGCTAATCATGCCGCCGGAATTGCCTTTGATCTCAAATTCCGTGTCACTATTCGGCTTTTTAGCAAGCTGGATATTGAATAAATCCTTGCCGTACTGCTCGATTTTTGCTTTGTTTCTGCGGCCAAAGAGCTGCGCAAAATCCTCATTATAACTGATCTCAATAACCCTTTTGTAAGGCCACTTACCCAGGTACCAGCTTGGCAGTGCTTCCGTGGTGCTCATAGACTTGCCGTGCTGTGGCGGCATCTGGAGGATCAGAATATCATACGGATGCCCGGTGTCAGCCTCGATAAATTTCTGTATCTTATCGCACAGGTAAAGCAGGTGCCGGGCGGGGATCCAGCGGTCCTCATTGACGTACTCAACATAATCAGAGTAAATCTTCTTGGCCAGTTCCGCTTTCCGGAGCCGCTGGCGACGGCGTTTTTCCATAAGGAGGAGTAGGAGTTCCTCTTTCTCTTTGCGGGAGAGCTTTTTTAATTTGTTTGGGGTCATTTTGCTGCCCGCGTTGCCCGTGCTGTCATTATTATCCATAAGCAGCACCACCCAAAAAAATCTTAAAATAATTTTATCGAATCTAACATTTTGACAAATTTGTTAGATAATAAAAACACCGCGAACCCTTGATATTATTGGGGTTGACGGTATTTAAGAAAAAGAAAAGCTTAAAAATAGGTATTGAATCTAACAAATTAAGCATATATAATGGTAAATGTAAGATACTATTATAAGGAAAGGAGCTAATAAAATGGTAGTTGAGCCTATTCGCGATAAGAATAAAATCGAGCTGATGAAGAAAATCCTCCGGAACGGTCCTTTTGGAGAGCGGAACCACCTGCTTTTTGTGCTTGGAATTAATTCCGGCCTCCGGATCTCCGACTTGCTAAAACTAAAAGTATCTGACGTAGTAGATGAAAAAGGGAAAGTGCGGCAACACATTTCCCTTTATGAGCAAAAAACTGGCAAATATAAAAAATTCCCCTTAGGGAAAGCCGCCACAGCAGCAATAAAAGAATATTTGAAGGCAGCAAACCCCGAAGATACCGCACCAGATCGGCCACTTTTCCCCTCCCGGAAGGGAACTGGAGCTATATCCAGGGTGCATGCATGGGAAATCCTCTCTGGAGCTGCCAAGGAAGCCGGGGTTGCCGACCAAATCGGGACACATACTTTGCGAAAAACCTTTGGATATCACGCCCGAAAGGCCGGTGTCGGGATAGAAGTGATCCAGACAATTTTAAATCACTCAAGCCCTGCTGTGACCATGCGGTATATCGGCATCACCCAGGATGAAATTGACGATGTTTACATTAATCTTAATTTGTAGACCGGGAAACCGGTCTTTTTTATTGCCTAAAATCCTGTATAAATTGCATAAAATCCTCTTTGGCCCGGTTAATTATGCAAAACAGAGCCGCAAAACCCCGAAGCCCTACTGCCACAAGGAAATTAAATCTTACGAAATAGGTAATATGTTAGATTCGGCAAAAATTATCTCTTTTGGCTCAGCTCCGCGATCCGCTTATCCAGCTCATCGTCTGGCAGGCTGGAAAATTGGATCGGCGCGCCGCCCGGGCCGGAAATTTCCTGGGTGATTTTATCGCCGAATTTTTCGGGTTTTTGACCCTTTAAAAGGAAGATAAGCAGGGTGTCGCTGTACTCTTTAATTGTATCTACTTTTTGGCCCTGGTAATAGACAGGCTTATTAATACCTTCACAGGCTCGGCGAATGGCCTCTTTTTCCAGTTTATCCCCGACCGCCTCTTTGGCCCGCTCAAATTCAGCTGCAAATTCTGGATCATTTTTTATCCAGTCATAAGGCGTGGCTCTGTTAATCCCCACCCGCGCCGCTGCATGGGTAATCGTCCCTTCTTCGATATATGCTTCCAGGAACTTTTTCCTTTTTTTAAGCGTTGCTTCCGTTAGGTAAGTATTATTATTTCCTGCCATCCTGCCCACCTCCTCCATAATTATCTAAATTTTCAGAACAATCAGACACATTTCTAATATTATTTTATTATTATTTATTATTAAATTATATTATATATATAATAAAATATTTATATAAAGAAAACAAAATAAAAAAGAAAAAGCAAAACCCTCCATAAGAGAGTTATTTTATATCATTATATTCCTATCACCCCAGCCGCCCCAGGTCCCGGACCCCTACCGGTTCAACTCCAATTACTGCCTTAATTCCGGGCACCCTGCCCGGTCCTCGTTCCACTGCATCTTTAACACTCAGTGCATTCTTTCCGAGTACATATATAACTCTATCACTGGCCTTAGCCCGGCCCTTCCTGGTATTATGTGCCCGGAGCGCAATAACCTTGTATAATTTTAATTCGCCCGCTCTGTCCGTTCCGCCGCCTGCTGCCGTCATCCCGCATTCATTTTGCCATCTCCTTTCTAATAAACACAAAAACCGCCCTTCCTGGCGGCCCCGCATCCTTATCCTTATTGATAATAATTCCTTTTACCATAATATCAGACCAAAAACAAAAAATCTGTCCAGACTTTTTACAATTTTATCCTATAAATAAATTTTATTATTACTATAAAATAATTAAATCCGTAATCCCAAAAATATTTTAAAAAATATTTTCCACCTTACTCCTCAAAATCCCCTCAATCCTTACTGCCACAAGGGATTCAGCCATTAAAAATATTTTTTGCTACCCTCTTGACACCAGCTTACTACCATGCTAAGATATAGAC